GTTGAACTTAGTATTATACTGAGCCATCCAGTTGCTCCAGAAGAGTTCACCACCGATCTTTACAGGTTTCATATCCATTTCATTTTCCTTTAAGTTTGTTAATGCCGTCTTTCCGTGCTGTCGTTGTTAATTTAAGGGTTTAATAATATACTTTAGAGTTAAAGTGCTTTTTATTAAACTTTTTGTGTCGACGGATAACAGTCGAATGACCGATACCTGCTTGGGCACAAAGATTCCGAAGAGTGTCTAAACCTTTTTGATATTTTTCATAAATATTCATTACCTCTTCATCAGAAATTTTAGTATTCTTAACCTGCTCTGAAGTTAGAGGTTTAGCTAGTCCTGTCTTCCACGCATGTTGAGTATTTTCTTTAGCCGTACACCATTCCAGATTACTGACTTTATTGTTATTTTTCACGCCGTCCTTATGATTAACTTGAGGTTTGTTTTCTGGGTTAGGGATAAAAGCCTTAGCCACTTCTCTATGAACTCGAAATGTTTTGTAGCCTTTACCTCTTCCATAAGGACGCGTCCCAATAAGCATGTATCCTTGAGAGTTAGTCTGCTGTTCTAGGTTTCTTTCTTCTCCTATTCTTCGAAAGTTACCAAGATCAGAAACCTCAAATATTTTTTCAAAGCCTACTACAGGTTTCCAGTTTTCCATAGTTACCTCTATTATTGGTGAGACTGGAGGGATTTGAACCCTCACGCACAAGGCGGCAGATTTTAAGTCTGCTGCGGCTACCGATTACGCCACAGTCTCAATAAACTATACAATTAGTATAGCAGCTTTATTTGTGTTTGTCAAGTACTTTCATTGAATTGTTACACTTTCTTTAGTTTCAAGATAGTCTGCATAGTTATGCAGCCAGTCAAGAGCACCTGTGAAGATGCAATACAAGTCCAACATATCAAGTCCTTCGGTAGCTGCTACTTCAAAGCTATCCTCATAGACGTTGATGGTGATTACGTTACTAGGTTTCTTAGTGACAGTCATGCCAATTCTTTCCGACACGATACTCAGCATCTACCGGGCATCTAAAATTTAAAAGTTCGCCTGCTTTCCTCGCAGATTCTACGACAATCTTACCCACAATGTCTCCATATTCAGGCGATGTTTCAAGCTGTACTTCATCGTGAACCCAAGCAAGAAGTTTATAAGGTATCTTCCTTGACTTGAGTTCTTCTGTAAAGACAACAATCCATTTCTTTGCGATGATAGCTCCAGCAGATTGTAGTAGGCTGTTTAGCGCAGCGTGTTCGCTACGTACCCAGATCTTTCTACCATCTAGTCCTGGAACCCATCCCTTAGCGGAAAACCTATCAACTTTGTCCTTCAACTTCTTCAATGAAGGCGTATTACGCATGAAGTTATCGATCAGTCTGCCACCTTCTTTAGCGGAGCCTCCCACAGTAGTTCCAACTTTTGCTGGGCCTGCACCATAAAGCACGGAATAGGTCAAGGTCTTGCTTAAATTTCGTGCATCTTTGTGCTCCTTAATATCTTCCTTGGTTGTGCCCATAGGAACCAAACCAAAAGCTTGAGTGTTCTTCCAGTGAACATCACCTTCCAACAGTTCGCGCTGCCACTCTGCATCTTGCATATAGTGAGATAAGCACCGCAGCTCAATACCGGATAAGTCTACACCCACCTGCACATTACCATCTTCCACAGTCCAACACTCACGGCACTCTGCTCCGTAAAGCGAAGATGTGTTTGGAACCTGTCCCATGTTGGGACTACTATGTGTAGCCCGTCCTGTTACTGCTCCGTTGGTAATGACCTTACCGTGTACTCGACCATCAGCTTTAACAGCTTCTAACCAGCTCTCGATCTGCGCTACTCGTTTCTGGAGCATCAGATACTCAGCGATCATAGCTGCTTCGGGGATGTTCTTGATCTCTTCCAAGACCTTTTCATCCACCATCGGCTGACCTGTCTCAGTAAACTTCTTAGGCTTCCACCCAAGCTCTATCAGCTTTTCTCCGATTTGCTTTCTTGAGCCGGGGTTGAAAGTAACCAGCAAGGGCTTGAGCTGCTTTCCTGTTTTTTCTGAGACTCGTGGTACTTCGTAGGGAGGCCATCTATGTTGCATTTGCTCATATATTCCTGCCATTTTTCCTTTGATGTCAATAAGTAAACAAGTGGCGTAAACGGTGTCGAGCTTGAATCCATTTCTTTCCTGTTCTGCGATGATAGCCGCTACTTTATGTTCCAGTTCCCTGCTCTCTTGGCTAAAGCCTTTCGAGTCAAGTTCCATAAGCAGATGATTATATAACCTAGCACATACCTCAACGTCCCGAACACAATAATGCTCCATAAGACCCATGTGAGGATAGTCAAACTCGATACCATCTGCTACTTTCTCTTCCTTAGAGATAACCTCTCCAGGGAAATCGTTGAGCCAGAGCCAGATAGCTCTGTAGTTAATCTTCGGAATCCCAAGACTCTCTCCCCATGCCTCTAGGCTGTGTCCTTTCTCTCGACTTGGATCTAACAGCCTTGAGAGAATAAGAGTATCTTGTACGTTCTTCAAGCGTATCTTCGTCTTCCATAAGCGATTGAGGATCGGCGCATCGAAAGAGATGACGTTGTGCCCGATAATCAATGTGGCGTCCTTTAGATACTCCCGTAGTTGACTTGCTTCTTTCCATACGTTTACTTCATTAGTGTCCAAGTCCTTCGTTACCACGATATGAATCTTCTTGTGACTCATATCCGTCTCGATATCCAGCACGATACGCTTCATTTACGTCTTTCTGATAGGATTCTTTCAGTTCATTTAGTTCTTTCTCTAATTGTACCACACGACCAATGAGTTTGTCAAGATCAATCATAGTTTATTTTAAGTTCATCCAAAGCCCAACTTGAGCGAAAGCATACCCTGTCCAGATCATGCCGTTGCTAAGCTCTCCTTTGCTCCACTGGAGGACACCTACAATGAGATATCCTATGCCGGTGGCTCCTACAATGAGGTGTTCAATCGTCATCATCTTCTCCGATCTCCCAGAAGTATTCACAGTCTTCGCTTTTACGTGGCGATTCTGTAAAGTAGCTCTGCCAGAACTCATTTTTGTTAGCAGTAAAGCGATAGCATTGTTCCTTCTTAGGGCATGTACCGTCTCTACACATTGTGATATCAGCCATTAATCGTTCTCCTCATCTTTGATAGGTTCTTCCTTGATAGGCTTCTCTTTAGGTCTGTTCTTACCAAAGATACGATCCCAGCCATCATCATAAGCCTTCTTGTCTTGTTGCTTACGTGGACTATCTCCCTTGCCACCATCACTCATTTTCATAGTGTTCCTTTAAATATTTAATTGCTTTATTCAGTGTTTCAATATTGTCTCTTGCTTTACCAATCAACGTATTGCAGTTAGTACAAAGCAATCCTCTTACTTTGCCTGTACTATGACAATGATCTACACACAAGGCAGTTTCTGAACTTTTAGCTCGTCCTTGTTCAACAACACTTTCATGTCTACCACAGCTTGCACAGCAATAGTTTTGTTTTTCACGTAGTTCATTGTATTGTTCATAAGTAAGTCCATATTTTTTTAGTCTTTGAGCTTTAGCCTTTTCAGGATTCTGCTGGTACCAATTTTTTGAACCTTTACGATGAACTTCACGCTTTTCCGGCTTTTCTAAATGCTTCTTTCGGCGGCAAACCATACAAGTAGAATCTCTATACTCTTTTACAACATTTCCTTTTAAAGTGTGTCGAGTAATGTTGAACTTTTCATCTGGTAAGTGTTGTTTACAAACTTTACATTCTTTCATAGAAACCTTATTAAATTTATCTGACCATATAATTATATCATAAGTTCAAGGAAAAGCAATAAGGGTTTCTACGTATTTTACAAAGATTCCTCGACAACCTCTACAAGTTTGTTAACTTTCTTATCAAAGTAAAGACTTCCTGCTGGCCCTGTTTCGCCTGTGAATCTAGCTTTCAGTAGACGAAGTTCTGTTGTATTGCGGATTGTTTCATCGTCGTTTTGTTGATCTCTTTGAAGACCGATAACAGCATCAGATAACTGACTGATACCTTGAGTTCCTCGTAAAGCAGACAAAGTAATTTCAGCACCGTTTTCAAGCCCTTTACCATCCATTCTACGGGTATGTGACACCCCGAACAAGCCTACTCCTGTTTCTTCAACAAAAGTACGCAGCTTAGTAAGTAGCATATCCAAACCTTTACGTTCATCTGTATCCATACCTGACAAGATCATTTGATAGTGGTCAAGAATCAGCCAAGAACAGTTCTGTGCTTTAACCATGAATTTCAAACGGTTCAGAACATTATCAATGTCCAAACTGCCAAAATGATTGAACAGAACACATCTTCCTGTTCCCATCGTAGCATCATAAGCTGCCTTTAGCTCAGCTTCAGAATAAACCGTCTGAGGTAAATGAAGAGGCTTTCCTGCTTCGATAGACATGATACCCAAAGCTGTTCGTTGTGGGGATTCTTCTAAAAAGGCCATGCCTACATTATCGTCGGTTGTCTTCAACAAGTGGTGAATCAACTGGCGCAAAAATGTAGACTTACCTTGTCCAGTACCTGCCGCAATCGTGATAAGTTCACGCTTACGAAGGCCTGCCAGCATTTCATCTAGCTTTTTGTATGGCCACGAAGCATCCGGCATCTGTTTAGGTTTGCATAGTTCTTCCCAAAGTTCATTTCCGTTAATGATTCCGTCAGGAATGTATGTCTCAGCCCTCCACCACTCGTTAACGAACTCCTTCGTAGCTCCTGCGATCAGATAGTCACAAGCATCTTTAAAGCCTGTCTTGTGCTTAACGATCTTGGCTTTCTGTCCGAACAGTTCAGCAACCTCTTTAGAAGCTTTAATCCCTGGCTCGTCATTGTCAAAGCAAATAACGATGTTCTCAAAGCTGTTAAGCCACTCGTATTGAGCCTTACAGTCCTTCAGGGCTGCTTGTGCTCCGTTACGAATGCTGACAGAAGGCCATTGACTTCCTGTAAGTTGGTATCCTGCCAATGCATCAAGTTCTCCTTCGTATACCGTGACATACTTCCCACCTGAGTGAAAGAGATGTTGACCGAATAGAGTT